TTTCATCTCACAAGTTATCGGAACACAATATCAAATATTTTCCGACCGCCTTCTTTCTTGCTCTCAAGATGAGATTAAGCGGCATGAAAACAAGAGTAGTGTTTGGTTATGCATATCAGATTCAATCTATTGAAATGATATTTCTTGAACTCTTTGTTTCTAGACTTAAGTGTGGGATCTCTCCTTTAGTGTATTCTCCATACCAAATGGACATTTCTAAAATTGTAACAAAATCTAAAACTTCACATACGTACTCTTTCGATTACAAGAAGTTTGATAATTCTGTTCCATCTGATTTGCTTTGTTTGAGTTTTGGTTATATTGAGAGAGTAATTCGTTTGGATGGATATCTTTTGACTCTTTTTCGATTTGTGCGGAACTATTTTCTTTGCGTTCCATCATTTCATCCTTTAACTGGATTAATTGAACGAAAAAGGGGTGTGGCTTCTGGCTCGTCTTTTACTAATTTAGTTGATTCTATCGCTAACTACTGCTCAGCACATATTTGCATTTTTGCCTACTTTCGTAGTTTAGGTGTTAATGCAGTAGATGTAAAATACGAAGTTGTTTGTTCTGGTGATGATTGGTTCCTTTCTATCGATAGGAAATTAGATATCGACAAATTATCTTGCATAATTAAATCTAAATTCAATCTGACTCTTGAGCTTACTGACTACTCACCTCCTGGTGTTGACAGAACTCACTTTCTTGGTTCATCTTGGGTAGATGGTAAACCTACTAGACCTTTCAACAGTCTGGTTTCTTCATTATTGTTTGGAAGTGGAAATTTTCCAAAAATGGATACAAATACTTTATTTTGTTCACGCTTTATAGATGTCTTTTGTAATTCATCTGACGCAGCGCTTAATTTTAAGCTCTTCGGACTTAGGTTACCGAACAGACTGTTTCAGTTTTCCGAATCGACAAGATTTTCATCTCTCGTTGCTTTACGCTCTTTAACAAAGAAAGATGTTCCAATTACAAGAGGAATATGGTATGATAATCCATATAAGACAATTAATGAATTGTCCAATGTCTGGGAAACTAGATAGCACTGCTTTACGCAGGGG